CCATATCGGCTGCGCCGGGCCGGGTTGGTCGGTCTAGCCCCACTGGGTCCCCCCCCTGGGGGGACCACCCCCCAGTGGTGCAGAGACGCGCCCTTTCTGGGTTAGATGTGAACTGAACTGATGTATATTAGGCAGACGTGTTAAGTCCCTTGTGCTGTATGGTGACTCCCAAACGGGTAAAACCACGTGGGCTCGTTCGTTGGGAAAGCACATATACTTTGAAAAACAGTTCAGTGGCAAGATTGCACTGACTGAGGGACCTACATGCGAATACGCTGTGTTCGATGACATGAGCGGGGGCTTGAGTTTTTTTCCTGGTTGGAAGGGCTGGCTCGGTTGCCAGTCCTGGATTAGTGTGAAACAGTTGTACAGGGATCCAGTCAGTTTTAACTGGAATAAGCCTAGTGTGTGGTGCACAAACAGGGATCCTAGGAAGGATATGGAGCGAAGTATCACGAAGGACGATGGCAAATTCTTTGCAGATGATTTGGATTGGCTGGAAGCAAATTGTATTTTTGTATCAGTGGATCATTGGAACCCACTTGTCACTTTTCATGCCAATACAGAGTAGACTCTGGTCTAAAGCTCAGACGATCGGTCGTGGCCGAATCCTGTCTAGCTCTAAATAAATCTAAAACATAATAATCTCCCATACCGGCTTTGCCTTCCGTAGATAGTGTTCTTGCATTAGTGCCACCTCCTAATTCGTCGTCGTCATAGACTAGCGTCTTGCGCATTGAATGCCATCGGTTGTACTTGCGGATAAATCCGTCCTCGTTGCCTGACGCTAAGCTGCAGGTTTTGTCGTATCGGAGAGTGACGCGTGAGTTGTCGACCTTGGCGGTCATGGGATCGTTCCAATCCATGGTGTTTTGACCCTTGAATAACTTCTCGAACAAGATGTACTGCTGTCCGCCTCCGGCGTCCCCTTGGATTTGGTTGACTACCCGCATCCAACCGTTGCTCGTTTCCGTAGCAATAGAAGTGCCTTCGTCATACGTGAGCCCAAGTGGGCCCTTGAAGGTAAAGCAAATACGGCGCCACTGCCATGGCATGCCTGTGCTGACCTGGATTTCGATAGCCTCTTTGAGGCCAATCATGTAAGGGGTGGAGGAGGTTCGGGTGGCTAGGTTAAACCTAGTTCCTTGGAAGTTGGCATTGCTGGTTGTGTTGTCCCGTGCAGTGGCGCACCAAAGGAATGCAGCCACGATATTCGGGCCTTGACCGCCATTTACAATAGCGGGGAGTGACGTGTACGTTGTGGAGCCCTGCTGCTCAGCCGCGCTTGAGTTGGTGTACGCAAGCATCGTGTCCCGCTTTTTGATCGACGTCAGGTTCAAAATGGACTTTCTTGTCCGTGAGGCTTTTTTGCGATAGGTTCGCTTCTTCGCGGCGTAGCGGCGGGGGGCCTTGCGCCTTGTAACGCGCCGAGAGATCCGGGAACTTCGTCTTCCGGAGTAGCGTCTTTGCGCCATTTTTGCAGTTGGTCGCACAGGGAGTGAGGGCGGAACACGAGCAGGTTTTGTCTTGGTAGTATGACGAGTAGGGCATTGCGCTGAGCTTTGGGAAAAGGCGGAAGGGGGGATACCTCAGGTATATATAGGCGAGGGTGTGCCCTGTGTCCTGCTATAATATTAGTTTCGCAGGACACACTCGGAGAGCACACTTTGTTATCACGTGCTATGCTTTTTGTCAACAGCAAGTATGGCTTACTCACGTATCCACAATGCGGCGACCTTGATGAATGGGCTGTCAGCGATCACCTTAGTGCACTCGGAGCTGAGTGCATCATCGCCAGAGAGGTTCACCCCAATACTGGAGGAGTTCATCTTCACGTGTTTTTCGCTTTCGAATCTAAATTCAGATCTCGAAACGTTCGTGTTTTCGATGTTCTCGGTCGGCACCCAAACCTTTCACCTTCTCGGGGAACTCCGGAGAAAGGATATGATTATGCAATCAAGGATGGAGATGTTGTCGCGGGAGGGCTTGCTAGGCCGGAGCCGCGCGGAGGAATGTCTGTCGGAGCTGGTAAGGTCGCAAATGTTGCGCACCTCTGCGAATCTGCGAACGAGTTTCTTGAATTATTCGACGAACTGGATCGAGGAGGTCTCATCAAGGGATTTCAACAGGCCCGTAGTTACGCCGACTGGAGATTTGCGGAGAGTCCTCCCGAGTATGAGTCACCCGCGGGAGCTGTCTTCCGAAGTGGAGCAGACGATGGACGTGATGAGTGGTTGGCGCAATCTGGAATTGGATCTGGCGTGTCACTTTTAGGTGTGTAATGGACCATATCGGCTGCGCCGGGCCGGGTTGGTCGGTCTAGCCCCACTGGGTCCCCCCCCTGGGGGGACCACCCCCCAGTGGTGCAGAGACGCGCCCTTTCTGGGTTAGATGTGAACTGAAC